TACCAATAGTCGTCTAGGAATGCAGCAATACTTCGTGGCAATTGGAAAGGATATCGCAGTATCTTCTGCAAAGAGACAATTACAGAATAATATTGATAATCTTATCAGGTTTTCCACTGATCTAGCAAATGCAAATATAGAGGCACTTCCTACTTTCAATGAAAGATTGGATGCTTTCAAGGCATTGGCAAAGACTCATAATATTGATTGGGAACTTGCTGCAAGACTGAACCACCATGGTCTTCTTGAAACAGGAGATCTAAGACTCATGCAACGAGCATTTAATAATCCAAATGTCATTCCACCTTCAGGTTCATTCATTGCTCGTCGTGGTACATTCAGACTAACAAACCTATTGGATGAATTGGAGAATATAAGTAGAGCAAATAATCTTCCAGAAAGAGGAGATGATATTGCAACTAAACTTACTTCATTCTTTGAGGAATCGGCAAACTCAGCATTGAACTCTGCAACTGGTATTGCTGGAAATCCAAATGCATCACTTGCACAAAGATGGTTGTTCCAATTCTCAAGTTATTCAAGAGCATTTCAACATCAATCCGTATTGAGAGGAATCAATGATTCCACCATCTCAACAGTTCTGTCAATGGCAATTCCAACATTGGTTGGAGAATTCGTATACAACAATGCCCGTAGAATGTTTGAGGGTCAGACAAAATCAAAGACCAAGACCTACGAACAATGGCAATTGGAATTTGAAAATAGAATGAGAAATAATCCAGAACTAGCATTGTATGAGACACTTTCAAGAATTCCAGTATATGGAGGAGTTCAGAATTTCATGTCTAGTGGAATTAATTTCCTAGCAACCAATACAGATGCTGGTGTGAATACAAGGGAATATCTCCAATCAGGATTGCATCATGGAATGTATGAAGCAGCATCAGCAGCAGCAAACTATTCCAATGATAGATTTGGAACAAACTTCAATCCAGATAAGATTGTATCTCCAAATCCAAATCTTGCAGCACCATATATGCCTGTTAATTCTCAGATCTTTATAAGTTTGCTCATGAACTGATTGAGCAGAATCCTTATAGAAACAACAAGCAATATTATTATGGTACACCAACAAGCGTCATCTACTCGGCAATTCCAGGAATGAGAACATGGGAAATGCAAGCAGCACTCAGGGTTGCTGGATATCCACCAATCGTGGAAGATCCAAGAGTAAAGAAATTTGACAAATCAATCAGTAGACCAAGGTAATTCTTTATTTCACACTTGAATATTATTTCACAACAAAGGAAAACAAAGCATGGCACTATCATATGTTGAGACATACGGAAATGGAAGTAATCTAAACTTTCCATACAGCAGCATATCTTTGTTGGATGACGATCTAGTTCCGATTGCATCTCAACTAAGGGTATACATTGACGGTACTTTAAAGACCCTATCAACTGATTATTCAGTCAATACAACTCTATCAAGAGTTGAATTCGTTGGATCTGCACCATTATCATCTGAACTTGTACGAATCGCTCGTTATACCAAGTCTGATGATCGTTATATCAATTATACCAATTCCACAAACATCACTGCTGATATTCTCAATACAGATGCACAGCAGATATTCTTCCTAGCACAGGAAGCAAAGGATCTACAGAATGATGCCATGACTGTTGGATCTGATGGTAAATGGAATGGTCAAGGAAAGATCATAGGAAACATTGCTGCTGGTGTAGATGGAACAGATGCTGTCAATGTGGCACAACTACAAGCAGCGGTTCTAGGAACCACTCCTGCCTCTCTAGGAGGTCATGGATACCAGCAATACACTGGTGATGGATCCACCACTTCCTTTGCCCTTCCTTCAGCAATCACTTCAATTACTTCTCCAGAGGATATTGATGTCTATGTCAATGGTATTCATCAGACACCAACCACTGCATATTCATTGTCATCTGGAAATATAGTATTCTCTCCTGCTCCACCAAACACATCAAAGATAGAGATATTATGGTTGCAAGGTGTTCTAAGTGGAATTCTAGGTGCTGATGCGATTGATACATCAATGATTCAGAATGGTGTAATCACTGCTGCTAAGATCGATGCAGAGAGTTCAGCAGCAGGAACAGTATTGAAATCAGATGGTGCTGGCAATGCAACTTTCTCTACCATCACTTCTTCATCTGTATCTGACTTTGATACACAGGTAAGGACAAGTAGACTGAATCAGATGACAGCACCCAATGCTGATGTCTCAATGGCAGGATATAAACTTACCAATGTTGCAAATCCATCATCAAGTAATGATGCTATAAATCTTTCATACTTCAATAGCAATACTGGTAATTATGATAAGAATACTAATATTACTCTTGGAAATTCAACTGTCACTGCCAAGAGTGGTACATACTCAGGAAATGAAATGTGGAGAGGTGGAACTCTTACCTATACATTCAATACACAACCTGGAACTGTAAATCTCCTTGTTCCAGTTACAATGTCTACTCCATCTGGAACTGAACCAAACATGACATTCTCCACTATTCAGACCATATATGTTCCAGTAATTATTCCCTTGAGTTCTTCACCAGCAATGGTAAATTCATCAAGACCTATTGTCGTTCTTATTCATGATGGTGTTGCTAGTTCTCAATCAATCTGCTTCATGACCATTACATGGTCAAATCCATCTGGAAATACAATTGCCTTCAGCATTACATTGGGATCACCAGCGGATTCTGCACAGAATCGTAGACCATATTTTCAAGGTGGTTCACTTGCCACTGCTGTTTCATGGACAAAGAAGAATACTCAATAATCAAGGAGATATAATAAATGTCATTAACTAAAGTAATTCCTGCTCTGATTGATACAACTGGAGCATCATCAAATCAGTTCCTTCGCTTTGATGGAACAAATGCAACATGGCAGACCGTATCAGTCAGCAGTGGTGCTCAGATCAATACACAGACTGTACAGACAAGCACGGTTTCATCTACATCATACAGTGTAACATTTTCATTTGTCGTAGGTCAGGTCTTCATTGAATATCTTGATAATACTCCAGCAAATCAGAATAGTGCAAATGTATTAGCATCTGCATGGATAAATCTCAGGTCATATGATGGAGTAAAGACCAATAATACTGCAAATCGTTATGGATATTATGGTTGGTATTATGATGGTTCTACCATGAATAGATCTGCATTCCGTGTAGATCGTACAACTAATGGTACTGTAGTGGTCGTGAATAAACCAAGAACAGCAATGTCAGTGAATACAACTGGAACAAGTGCTGGTGCAAATACAAGTCTTGCAGCATTCTCAGATCAGAATTTCTGGAATGCAAACTATACTCTTCGCATAACTGCGATAGAAGATACTCAATCATAAGGATAGAGCAATGGATATCAATTTACTATCAATTGGACTTGGAATCATATGCACTCTAGTTGGCATTGGATGGAAACTGGGAACATACCTTGGTGACATCAAGACATCCGTAGCAAGGATTGAAACGCTACTTGCTGCCCAATCACAGCGTATGGATCGTATTGAGGATGATGTAAAGCGTATTGAACAGGATGTAAAGCAAATACAAAAGGAGATAAACTGGAATGAATAGAGAACAGAAACTAGAAGCAATGTGGGAATTGACATCAGATATCATCATTGCAAGTCTACAGAATCCAGATACAGCGACTCCAGGAATGGTTCAATGTGCTCTTAGGTTCCTACAGGACAATGGTGCTGAATCCCTAGTATTGCCAAATACAAAGAAAGACCAGATAAAGAAATTACTTCCTTTTCCTAAATTGGCAAGGGATGAAAGGAAACTAGGATGATAGTACAGGAAATGGTAAATTCAAAGGCAATTGCTGCCAGTGGTGGAACATACACTACAGTGACATTGGTGCTTAATCATAATACAGCAACAAGACAACCAACAATTCAAATCACTGGATTGGGAACAGGAAACACAGCAGTGCTAAAAGGAAGATTAAATCCATTGGCAAACTGGGTGACATTTAGTACCTTTACAACCTCCGATGTTCTTGCAGTAGTTGATCTTGCCACTGAATATCAGATAGTATTTACAAATAACAGTGCTTCACCTTTGACGGTAAGCGCATGGATGGCAAACTAAAATGATTACTAAAACAGATTCCATTACTGCCACTGGCACTTCAACGCATTCGCATGTATTCACCAATCTCAAGATCAATCCATTTGGAACCAGTTTATTCATATCAATTGATGTAACTGGTGTTTCCTCATCAACGAGTTCAAAGACAATCTATTCAAGATTGCATTCATCAATGCCTTGGGTATCATTGGCAACTCCTGCTGCTGCAACTGCAACAACAATGAATGCTCTGTCGATATTTGGTCCAGATATAAAGGTTGATATTGCGTCAACTCCAGGTGCTGGTGTATCCCAGACAACCACGGTCACGGTATTTAATTAAGGAGAATATATGAAAATCAAATGTCTAGCAGATACAACAGTGAGTGCAAGCACAACCTATACTGGTTCAGCAGTCAGATTTGACTACTCTCCGTTTGAAGGAGAATTGATGCTACAGTATAATTGCACTGTTGCAACAACAGCACCAACATCAATCAGCATTGAAGGAAGATATCATCCAGATCTTGATTGGGTCACGATCAGTGGAGTCTTAGTAAATCCAACAGGAGATATGTTGAATATATCATATGCTCCAGAACTAAGGGTTGTATTGATCAATAGCACTGATCCATGTACATTAAAGGTATTCATAGGACGCTAATATGAAAATAAAGAAAATAAATATATCATCAATAACTGGTGTTGCCAATGCAACATCCGATACTTATTCCCAGTTCACTGCTCCATTTGAGAATGAGATAATCATTCAATTGGATTGCAGTGCTGCTTTTACTGGAACAGCACAGGTTCAAGGAAGATCACATCCTTCACAGAATTGGTACAATATCGGAGCACAAGTAGTCAATCCTGCAACTCAACAAAGACTATTGAGAAATCCAGCACCAGAGATGAGAGTATTCCTTGATAGGACTTCTGGAACTGGAATAGTATCTTTTAACATATGGATGGGGAGATAACACATGTCAACAATCGTACCTGTATATGACAATGTAACTGTATCAGCGGATACATCAAAGATATACCTTGCAGAAGGATATCCATTTGTAATGAATTTCGTAGGTAATAATAACGGAACAATTGTCTATATCAAGCATAATCAAACTGGTGGAACTAAAGGAGTTCAAATCTATGGAAGACTTCATACAAGTGCTCCTTGGGTATCATTGGTAAATATCACTAATAATACATCTCAAGGATATGTGAGTGGCATCACATCATGTCCATATTACAAGGTTGCTATCAATACAACTGGAACTTCAATGACTGCCGATGTGGCATTGATCACAAGAGCAGGATCATTAAAGGAGATATAATGACAAATGAAGAGAAAGAATATGAAGATCTGATCAAAGAAGATTTCAAGAATTTCCTATACATCGTATGGGAGAAACTGAATCTACCAGAACCATCCCGTGTTCAATATGACATAGCAGACTATCTTCAGAATGGTGAATCAAGAAAGATGATTCAAGCAATGCGTGGTGCTGGTAAATCCTATATCACATCTGCATATGCTGCATGGTGTCTTTACCGTAATCCAGATACAACCATCATCTGTATCTCTGCTGTACAGAATCGTGCTAGGGAATTCATAAGACTTACAAGAAAGATATTGGATTCAATAGATTTCCTAGAGCATCTTATTCCAGATGTAAATGATAGGGATGGTGCTGATAGGTTTGATGTAGGATGCCGTTCTACTCCTGATAAGAATCCATCAGTAGCAGCATATGGAATTAAATCCATGATCACTGGTTCTCACTCTGATATCATTATCTGTGATGATGTTGAGATTCCTCAGAACTCAAATACAGTTGAATCAAGAGAGATATTATCACAAAGAGTAAAGGAACTAGAATCGGTTTTAAACCCCAATGGGAGCATCATCTTTCTAGGTACTCCACAGTCCTTTGATTCCATCTATCGCCTCCTAGAGCGTTCCTACCCTGTTAGAAAATGGACAGCAAGATATCCTGATCCAGACTCAACTCAAGCAGAGAATCTAGCACCAACGCTACTTGAAGATATATCTCTAGGTCGTGCGCATATTGGTGATCCAACATATCCAACTTATTATTCTAATGATGTCTTACTACAGCGTGAAGCAATCATGGGAAGTAGTAATTTTCAACTACAGATGATGCTTGATACATCTCTAGCAGATGAGAATAAGTTTCCTTTGCGTATATCAAATCTTATTGTACATCCTGTAAGTCCTCATGGTGCTTCTACAAAGATAATGTGGGGAACACTAAATCCTGCTAATATTGAATCTCCATCAACCCATGCAAATGATAAGTTCTTCCTCCCCATCCACCATGATACATCCATCAAGGAATACACCCATGTCATCGCTGCCATTGACCCATCAGGAAGAGGAAAGGATGGAACAGCACTTGCCATTCTCGCAGAACTCAATGGCATTCTTCATCTAGGACATATCTCTGTATTCCAAGATGGATATTCCTCAGAGACAATGGAGAGAATATCAAATATATTATTTCATTGGGGAGTGAACAAGGTAGTCATTGAGTCAAACTTCGGTGATGGTATCTGGACAAAACTGCTGATACCAATCCTCAAGAGACCAGTGGAGATCAAGGAATACCGTGCCACAGGTCAGAAGGAACTCAGGATACTGGATGCCCTTCAACCACTTACAGAGAACCATAGACTCGTCATTGACCCAAGTGTTGCCAAGAATGAATCATTTGGATTTCAATATACCAGACTATCAAGAGACAGAGGAAGTCTCAAGCATGACGATATCATTGATGCCATTGCCATAGGAGTAGAGGATCTCAAGGAATATGTGGCAGTAGACCCAACCACAATGGCAAGAAGAAAGGCAGAGAAGGAACAACAAAAGGAAATAAAGGATTTCCTAACTGCCTTTAAGAAACAAGAGAGGAATGTGGGAGAGAGAGAAGGAAGACATTCTTTCACTTCCATGAATAGAAGTCCAAGAAGTAGCAGAGGATGGGGAAGAATGCCCCGATGATGCGGAGCAAGTGGATGGCGTAGACGAGCGAGCGAAGCGAGCGAGTGAGTGAGTGGTAGAGAATGATAGAGAAATAATATAAATGATATTGATCTAGGGTATTCATTTGATAGTTTACTTTTTCGTATATCTCTAATATACTCATTGAGAAAGAAACAGGGCAGAGAACCCCTATGAT